CGTTTTGCACGTGAAGCGAATACAGTGGCCTAATCAGCAATTGACTAACGCAATCGCTGAGGCTTGGAAGAATATCCAAGTCGAAGACTCTAAAACAACTGAAACAAAGGAATAAAAAAACTATGGCAGTAAACCGTACGGAAGAATATCTTCCACAAAACGATGAGTTCGACACCGCAACCATCGAAGAACGTCCTGCAGCAGCAACAACAAATGCTGTGCAGTCTGGTTGGGATGCAGCAGAAAAGCTGTCAACAACCGCAGGTGACTACCCAACAGAATTTAAATTTGTTGACGGTGAGTTCACAATTGTTAAGTTCATTGACCAGAATGGTCCATTTGCAATCTACAAGCAACACTTCCTACAGCAGAAAACTGTTGGCAAGCGTTCGTATGTTTCACTTGGGCCTAACGACCCACTATGCACCAAGCTTGGTAGCAAGCCAGAAGATAAAAGAGCGTTCACTATTGCAGTGATTACTCCTTCAGGCGTTGTTCGCCAGATGCTTATTGCAAGCCCACGTTTGTACAAGACATTGTACGCAGCAGAGTTTTCCCCACAAGGACCTTTGACTAAGAACTACTGGGCTATTAGCCGTACAGGCAAAATGCAACAAACTGTGTATCACCTCAACGCAGTAAAGCCTCGTGACCTCATGGAAGACTGGGGTATTGATGAGAAGATGGCCGAAGAAGGCGTGGCACAAGTCAAGCCATTCGAACGCTCTGTAATCAAAGAACACACATGGGCTGAACTAGAAGAGATTGCAAACTCTCTTCTTTAATCACTAGAGTTCTGGGGGCCAGTAAACTTAATCCCCTTTCGTCGCTGGCTCCCAGACACCTACATTAATCGAGGTAATCATTTGAATATTATTACGACAACTGAGCAACTAAAAGAACTCGTTGATTACTACCTAACACAAGACGCATTTGCATTTGACGTAGAAACAGTAGGAGATAGAAGAGGAGTTCCAGTTGTTAATCAAGTACTATGGCTTAGTCTTGCGACTTATGGTCGTGGGGATGTTATCCCGATGGGCCACCCACATGGTGAATTTATATCTGAAGTTTTCCCACTTACAGGGCAAGGAGAAAAGCGCGTACAAGCTGGCCTTCAGGCTAGGGAAAGCGATTACTCTAGGGACAAGCGCAAAGCTGTTAAAACTTTCGGCGAAGCTCCTGAACAACTACACCCAGCGGAAGTCTTTGCTGCTTTAAAACCTTTATTTTTTAGTGACAAGTTAAAGATTGGTCACAATTTAGTTTTTGACCTTTGCTCAGTAGCAAAGTATTTTGACAAAACCATACCTACCGCTCCCTATTTCGACACCATGGTTGGCTCATTTATATATGACAACCGTAATAAAAACCGATGCGGTCTTGATGATTGTCTAGAGCGAGAGCTTGGTTACAAAATGGAAAAAGGTGTTGGAGCTCAAGTAGAAATTCACGCCTTTAGTACTGTTGCTAAGTACGCATACTTAGATGCTAAGTACACCTTCATGCTTTGGAAGGTGGTACGAGATAAAATTAAAGAAGCCGACGTAGAGAACATCATGAAGTTAGAGATGGATGTTCTAGAGGTTCTGTGCCACATGAAGCTTACTGGCGCACCTATTGATACAGATGCCCTAACCACCCTGCACACACGGTTAGAGGAGGACATTGAGAAGGCACGCGCTCAGATATACAAGGTTGCAGGTAGAGTATTTAATATTAACTCTAATCAAGAAAAACAATACCTTTTGTATAGCCCGAAGTCTTCAGGTGGTAGAGGTCTTAAACCAAAAATTCTTACCAACAAAGGTCTTGAAAAAGAGATGCAAGGCAAGGACCTTGACTACATGGACTACTCAGTATCAGCAGAAGCTTTAGAGCCCTATCGTGAGAAAGACCCGATGGTTCATGCTTTGCTTGAGTACGCTGACCTAAATAAATTGCTTAGCACATACGTTGTGCCATACCTCGGAGGCGATGTTGTACGAACTGTCAGCGGCAAATCTAAAGTAGAATACAAAGAAAGTCTTTTAGTTAGTGGCCGAGTGCACGCCGATTTTGTTCAACACGGAGCTGAGACTGGCCGTTTTTCTAGCCGTAATCCAAACTTACAGAACATACCTAATCCGTCTGCTAGCGACAACGGTAAAGCTATTCGTAATCTATTTTATGCCCCAGAGGGCTATAAGTTAGTAGTTGCTGACTACTCTCAGATTGAACCTCGTATCATCGCGTCTATGTCTAAAGACAAGACCATGATGAAAAACTACCTAGAAGGTCAAGACATCTATACAACTGTAGGAGATGTTATGGGGGTTAATCGTCAGGCAGGCAAGGTCCTTGTTCTTTCTATGGCGTATGGTGTAGGCCCCGATAAGATTGCAAGGTCTATTGGTTGCTCGGTCACAGAGGCTAGAACACTTTTAGGAGACTTTGCTTCTAAGTTTAGTGCTGTTAACTCCTATAGAATAAAGGTCGTAGGAGCTACCAAGGTTAAAAAGTACGTGACCACCATCATGGGTCGCAAAAGGTACATTCCAGACATTAACTCTAGCGATTTTATAAAGCGTGGTAGTGCAGAAAGACAGGCGTTCAACACACGAATTCAAGGCTCTGCCGCAGACATCATGAAGCTTGCTATGATTAGAGCACATAATCTTATTCCAAAGGAAGCCAGCATATTGTTAACCGTGCATGATGAGTTAGTTACCTTGACACCTAACAGTTTTGCTGAAGAGACAGCAGCGGCAATTAGGGAAGCCATGGAAGGTATACAGCTTCTTGAGGTTCCTCTTATTGCTGACATTACAACAGTTCAGAGATGGGGCGAGGCAAAATAATGTGGCCGTTTAAAAAGAAGAAGCCCTTAAATATAGAATTTGAAACTATTAATAACGAGATACCTATAGGTACCCTGATGCGTTGGTTTTTATATGATACAGATTTAGCAGAAGAACCAAACACTATTGCAAAAATATTAGGCATGACTCCTGTAAGTGAAGAAGGAGATGAACATGAGTTTAATGAAAGCGAAAAGAGATTAGACCAAATAGAATACCTACTTCCATTTATAGACATGGTATCTGAGATGACAGCTGACGTGATAACCAGCGTTCAACTTGATGAGATTAAAAAACGAGACCCAGATAATGTTAGGGAAATGGAACGCGAGCAAGACATGATGCACATGATGTACAAAATGGTTGCTTTTTCTTCCCTTTTAGGGGGCTTGTCTTCAGGAGTAAATCTTGGTTTAATACAACCAGGGAATGTTTCTAATACCAGTTTAGAGTTTAAGAAGTTGGAGGGTTTTGATGAGTAGTTCTTGGTGGGCGCAAAAGCTAGGAGCTCCAGCACCTCAGCAACCTCAAAGACAAGGTGTTGTACAGCCTCAGCCAGCAACCTATGCACAACCACAGCAACCGCAGTATCCACCTTCCCAACAGATAACCCCTACAGCAGAACGTTGCCCTGGATGCGGTAGTTCAAACTACGGCGGTGCCACCCCTGAGTCTAGAAAGCGTTGTTACGATTGCGGGTATCCAATAGTACAATCGGGTACTGGAGTGCGTGGAGTAACGACTGGTCAAGCAGGAGCAGGGCCAGCTCAACCAGCACGACAGATAGATACAGGCGGATATAACCCAACCACAATCATAGGGAAAATTTAATGAATGCAGAATTAGTAAAAGTATTACAAAAGATAAATAAAAAATATGGCGATGACACAATCATTCTTGGTTCTGAGATTAGAACTGATGTCTCACAGCGTTACACAAGTGGTTCAGTAAGTTTAGATGTTGCCTTAGGCGGTGGTTGGCCTGTTAATCAATGGCACGAAATTATTGGAGAAGCAAGCAACGGAAAAACAGCAATAGCACTAAAGACTATTGCGGCTAATCAAAAGAAAAACCCCGACTTTACTACTGTTTGGGTAGCAGCAGAGCAGTGGGTTCCTAGCTATGCAGAGATGTGCGGAGTAGATTCCAGCAGAGTATATGTAGTTTCAACAAATGTTATGGAGGAAGCATATGAGTCTGTCATCCAGATTACAGAAAGTAAAGCGGTCGATTGTATTGTTATTGATTCTTTACCTGCCTTGGTCCCTACAACAGAAGACGATAAGGAGATGGAGGAATCTACTGTAGGTCGTGGAGCACTTCTTACTAACAAGTTCTTCCGTAAAGTGGGCAAAGCATCTAAACGTTCTTTGGTGGAACCAGAACGTCCATTCATAGGAATTGTTATTAACCAGTGGCGCTCCAAAATTGGCGTTATGTACGGTGACCCACGCACCACCCCAGGTGGGCTAGGTAAGGACTACGCTTTCTTCACCCGCTGCGAGGTTCGCAGAGATGAGTGGATTGAGGTAGGGACTGGCCAAGATAAGCGCCGTGTAGGTCAGGGCATTAAGGTACGAGTATTAAAAAACAAGTCAGCCCCACCATCCCAGGTGGCTACTTTTGACTTTTATTTTGCAAAAGGCAACGGTTTATTGGCTGGAGACATCGATTTTGCTAAGGAAATCTTAGCTATTGGAATTGTCAATAAAGTGATAACTAGAGCAGGTGCCTACTACCGTTACGCGGATAGACAGTGGCAAGGCTCCGATGCTATGCTTGATTCTATACGGGAAGAAGTTGATTTAAAGGAGACACTCGAAAGTGACGTTCTTGCTTCTATCAAACAAGGCTCCAAACTGGTAGCCGAGGATGAAGAGTAAGGGTCAGAAGGAGTCGAAGAGACACGAGGAACGACTTGCCAAAAAAATAAATGGCAAACGAAACGCAGGTAGCGGAGCGTTTTGGAGTCGTAAGGGTGATGTTCGGTCTAAGGACTTGTTAATAGAACACAAGTGGACTGGCAAAGCCACCGTGACTATCAAGGCCACGGTTCTAGAAAAGATTGTTAAGGAAGCTATCCTTGACAGTCGCACTCCTGTACTTGGTTTCAGTCTCAACGATGAAAACTACGTAATGTTGTTGGAGGATGATTTTCTAGAACTACGCCAGAAACTTCAGGAGTGTAGTTGTTCGAAGACATCGGCCACTTAGAGGGCTGGCGCCATCAAGCGAAGTGTCGGGGGATGGACACAGAGCTCTGGTTTCCTCCCAGAGATAAAGCTAAGTATAAAAAAATTGCAACCGTATCCAAAGGCGTATGCTTTGGACGAGACGGGTTACCTGAGTGTCCCGTGCGTAAAGATTGTTTGCTCTATGCAGAGGCTATGGAAGAACAGCACGGCATATGGGGCGGCATGTCGCATCGTGAGCGTAACGCGCTTAAGCGTAAAGCTAAAAAACAGGGCAAGTCACTTGAGGAGTGGATACTTACTGAAGACGTGTGATACGGTATCCGTATGACAGAAAAGTACAAGCCAACGGGGGCATTGAAATCATTTTTAGATGCAGGCAAAAAACCTTCCCGCGTCTTAGGTTCAGTAGAACGTTACGTTTTATCTAAGCCAACAGACAAAAGTAGACGCACAGATGTCCTACATCCATCAGAGATGGCAGGCGATGAGTGGTGCCACAGAGCATCCTATTTTCAATTAAAAGGGCACCAACCACTAGAAAGTTCACGTCGTAATAGCTTGCGACTTCAATCAGTATTTGCAGAAGGTCACGGCATCCATGCTAAGTGGCAACGTTGGTTTCAAGAAATGGGAAACCTATATGGCAAGTGGTACTGCAAAGAGTGTGATGAGTATTTCTGGGGCGGTTCCGATTGCCATGAGGGACCATTAGAATACAAAGAGGTCCCGCTGTTCTATGAACCACTTCGCATCTTTGGTCACGCTGATGGTTGGCTTACAAACTTTGGTGACCCACTCATGTTAGAAGTAAAGTCAATTGGCTTTGGAACTATACGGTGGGAAAACCCAGAGTTAGCCGCAGAGTTTGGGACTATGGAAAAGGTTTGGCCAGAGATTAAAGCCCCTTTTGCTAAGCACGTAACTCAAGTTCAAATATATATGAAGCTTGCAGAGTTATTAGAGTATGAAAATTATCCAAGAGAAGCTGTTCTTATATATGAGAACAAAGCAACACAGGATGTAAAAGAGTTTGTTGTACCTAAAACAGATTTTGCTATTGCCCCTTTGTTTGAGGCAGCAGCTATGATTGTCGAAGCTATCAATAACAACACCCCTCCCCCATGTAACTTAGATAAATGGGGCGGATGTACAAAGTGCGGAGGTTACAATGAGTGAACTAGTAGCAACGGGCATCAGTGAGTTGGTTCTTCAACAACTAGAGGCACAAGGACTGCCAATAAAAAGAAACATGAACATTGACCCGCCAGCATTTCCAGAAGATATCACCCTTGTTGATGACCAAGACTTGATGATTATGGCTGCCAAATACATGGAGAATCTAAACTTCCTTAGAACTCAAGTAGCTTGTGCATCCTTAGCTGAGCTTGAGGCTACTAACGATTATGAAATAGAAGTAGCCAGAGGGTTGCTTACTAAAACTACTGGTAAAACCACAGAGAAAGCAGTCATGTTAAAGGCATCAGTGTCAACAGATGACCACGTATTAGTTTTAGAAAAGGCCAAGAACTATGCCCACGCATATCGTAAGCTGTTAGAGACAGCGTTAGAAAATTTAGAGCGGTACTACTCGCTTACTAGCAGGGAGTTAACAAGACGTACGTCTAACAGTCGGTCTGGATTTGGAAATAGATTTATCCCATGACCATAAAAAAATTTGAAGGTAAGTTGTCCGTTCCAGGCAGTAGCCGTTTGTACATGGGTATTGACCAGTCTTACAGCGGTTTTGCTTGCACGTTGTTTTCAACAAATGGGACATATCAGACAACTGTCTTTAAATCGGAACTCAGAGGCATTGACAGGCTTGCAGAGATTCGCGCATTTTTAAAAGAACAAATAGATTCTTCCCCATTTCCCATAGATGATATTGCTATGGAAGATTACGCTTACGCGGGTATGGGCAAGGTGTTTCACCTAGGTGAGCTGGGTGGGATGGTCAAGCTTGTATGCAAGGATGCTGGGTACTATCCGATGTTAGTCCCCCCTACAAGCTTAAAGAAGTATGTGACAGGCAAGGGCACAGGCGTACAAAAGGCCCAGATGCTCCTTTACATCTATAAGAAGTGGGGAGTAGAATTTACTGACGATAACGCCGCAGATTCATACGCGTTAGCCCGCTTGGTGGCGGGAATGCATGGATTGGCTTACGAAAAAGAAGTGTATGATAAGTTACAAGGCGCGGACTTTAGGGAAAGATAAATGACAACGATTGTTGGCGTACAACATAGAAACAAGTGTGTTTTAGGTGCGGATAATCAAGTAACAGATGATGATGGTCGTATCTTCAGACATAAGAACATGGTAAAGATATCTCAGTTGGCAAACGGCGTGTTGTTAGCTGGTGCAGGTGAGGTTGGAGCATGTGATATTGCCCAGCATCTGTGGAAACCCCCAAAGATGACCGCCAAAGACAAGACTGACACATACCACTTTGTTATATCTAAATTAATTCCATCTTTAAGAGATTGTTTAAAGAACAATGGATATAACTTTGATGAAGAGCGTCCAAAGAATGACAAAGGACAACGTTTTCATTTCTTAATTGCTGTTAATGGTGAGATATTTGATGTCAGCGAAGACCTATCAGTCTGTCAAGCAGAGACAGGTTTCTACGGCGTTGGTAATGGTTCAGGGTATGCATTAGGAGCTCTTCATGCGGGTGCGCCTATTGAAAAAGCGCTGCAGATAGCAGAAGACTTAGATGTGTATACTTCAGGCCCCTTCTTAATCCTAGAGCAAAAGAAAGACAATGGATAATAAACATTTAAGAGCTCATGGATACCTTACAATCGATGAGTTCATGAGCAAACTGACCCCTGGTTTACATGATTATTTAAAAAGTAATTGGCCAGGAAAAGCAGGCGAGCTACACCATCCAGAGGACCTTATAGTGAACGCTCATATTTACATAGAGATAGCCAATAACGTCCTATCTAATTTTGGAACAATCGCCTGTGACAAGAAACATTAGAGAACTAAAGCCTGATTACAGCGGGTCTATGGACTACGCAGACGAGGTCCTTCATGAATGCCCTATTTGCCAATCCAGTATTTGGAATATTAAAGCGTCCTTTCAAGACTATGAGATAGCCCAGTATTTCTTGGACATGGAGTGCAGCAGCTGCGGTACCTACGGCAGGGCGCCCACCCCTTTAGACAGACCAAATCTAATTTAGACTTCATAATTGTACTTACGGGAGCCCCACTATTCGTAAACCGAGGTACACATGTCCGAACAACCCCAAGAACAAATCCTGCGTGTTAGCGCTGGGTCCAATCCACAGGCTGTGGCATCAGCAATCGCCCACAGTATCTATGAGACACGCAATTGCAAGATTCGTGCTGTTGGTGCAGGCGCAGTTAATCAAGCTGTAAAGGCTATCGCTATTGCTCGCGGTTATACCGCTCCCCGCGGTCTTGACCTTATTTGCGTTCCAGGCTTTTCAAGCATCGAGAGCCATGATGGTCAGATTTCTGCAATTGTCTTTGAAGTAAAGGCAAGTTAACCCTGTATTTATCCAGTAATAAGGCTACCCTTATTTAAACCCTTGGCCAAAGGAAAATAAATGAAAAAAGATTCTAGTAAGAACCCAGCACCATTGGGTCCTACATCAACTGACCCAAAAAACGCTGCAGGAGCTAAGCCTCAGGTTGCAAAGCCTGTAAAAGGCACACTTGTTAAAAAAGGTGGAGCTCAGGCTGGCGACCCATACAAGCAACCAAAGCCAGCACGTTCAAACATCATGGGCAAACTTGCTCGTGGTGGTGCACGTTATGGCATTCGCGTAAAGTTCCAG